TCTAAAGGTCTATACCACTGAGATATATCAAAAGTTGCGCCAATTACATTTATATTATTTTGTAATTTATTCTTATGCCATACAGGGGGTATTACTTCAATCATTACTGACTTATTACTATAGAACATATAATACCAAGCTAAAGAAACAGTCGAATAAAGATTTTCTGGTTGATGCCTATTACTAAATATTTTTTTTAGATAATCTTGAGGGTATAAATTTTGACAATCAATATGTGACCCTGATATTTTAAATGTTAAATCTATAGGAGCTTTGATAAGGTATGTATTTTTATAATAATCTAAAAAAGCTGGACACTTTAAAATTTTAGTTCCTTTTCTGCTAGTAGATAAATAATCTATTACAGGTTCAGGTTCAAAAAAAATAACGTCTTCTAATTGGTTTGCTTTAGGGGCAAAAGTGTAATTTATATTCACTTTGTTTTCTTTATATAATCTACTATATCTTGTACAGTATGAATGTCAGAGAATACATCTTCCGATACTTTAATATTATATTTTTCTTCTAAACTCATAATTATTTCAACAGAGTCTAAAGAGTCTGCACCTAAATCTTCTAAAGTATCAGTTAGTTTTATTCTATCCAACACTACTTTATCAATGCTTTTTACTATTATTTCTTTTACTTCTTGTTCAATTTTATTCATTGTATTCTTTCATATAGTTAAATAGTTTTCTCATTTTTTCTTTAGTGTACCCTTTCATTAACCAATATTTAGATTCAGGATAAACTTTATTTTTATATACCCATAAATTTGCTTTTGTTTTTGTAGCTCCTCTTAAAAATAATGTAATAACTCTTTTGCCTATAGGTACTATTCTATGAAACTGATTATATCTTCGTCTTAATATACTACCGGGGTAATAAGTTTTGGTAATGGTTTTTCCATCTTTCCACTGCGTCTCCTTGTAGCGTCCCCACAATATAATAGAAGTATAATTCCAAGGGTGGCTATGATAGTTTTCCACGTCAGCATATATTACATTTACACATATTTTATTTATTAAACCTAAGAGGGAATACCTAACTATAGTTACTTGGTCGTTAGGAAGTATAATGGCCTGTTTTTGAATGAGTTTTATCATACTCGTCTATATAATCTTGAACCTCTCTAAGTTCTTTTTTAATTACTTTATAACCTCTTCTTATTCGAGGGTGTTTTCGTACTGTAGCATTATTTGGTTTACCAATCAACTTTATTATAGGAGCTGTTAAATCAAACTCACCTTTGTTAATTGCATTATTCCATAACCCTGGTACTGCATGGTGTGTGTTATGTAATCCTTCGCCCATAAATAATATAGACCATAGATGACTATTTACTGTGTAATCTTTAGAGTTGTACGTTCTCCAAGTACCTGGTAGTCCGTAGCTTAGTACAGGTATATGTGCAATTACTGTAGCCCAACTAATACCTATTAACGTATACCAAATAGGAATGCCATAGAAGTAACCTACATATGCTGGATTAATTAATGCTAAAACCCCTACATAACTAAATATAATTTTGTAATAATGCTTGTGAAAAAATGCGTGGTCTTTATCTCTAGATAAATCTTTAATGATAAGAGGGTTTATATTAAACGCAGGTACATAATAGAACCATACTTTTATCTTGTGCCATAAGTTACCTTTTGGTCGATGAGGGTCTTCGATGTGGTCAGAATGTCGATGATGAGCTCTATGCCCTGCAGCCCAACAGATAGTGCTACCTAAAGAGCCAATAGTAGCAAACCATAATACAATCCATTTAATAAGTCGATTTTTAGGTTCATACGTTCTGTGAGCTGCATATTTGTGTAATCCTACACTTACACACAAGCCAAAACAAAGCCACCCTAGAGCTAGGGCGATTAAGAATAATGTAGTATCCCAAGCAAAAATCATAGTAACTATAGCACTAATATAAACAAAAGCTTGTGTTGCTTTTACTTTTGCATCGTTACTACATTTTCTTAAGAACCCATTATTAAAAATGAACTCTAAGACCTTTTGCATAGGTTATGCCTTTGCAGCGAATGAAGCTAAATATATCTCTTCAACTTTTGCATTTACTGCACCAGCTAGTTCTTTAAACTCATCTACAGTAAGTTCTACATCTACGTTAGCTGTATTTCTCCAAGTAACAGTTGCATCTGTATATACACCTGAAGTAATAGCAGTTAGTTGATTCATAACGTTATTACGGCTATTTAAATCTATCTGCCAATTAGAGCCATTCCAATCTACGCCTTCAGCAAGTGATGCTTCTCTAGCTATATTAACGTCTTGGTCTGCTTTTTTAGCAGCTAAATCATCACTCCAAGGATAATAAACTTTTTCGTAAGACTGTCCTAATGCATTAACACCACTATATATAGTGTATCCTAGTCCTACCATATAATCTTTAAAACTTTGTGGAGTGTCTTGTGCAAAAGCATCTGAAGTTACAGGTAACCCTAAAGCTTTACATTCGTTTAATAATGTTTCTAATGATGCTAATGCAGTTGCGCCTGGAGCAACTAAAGTAGTTTGTACTGATTTAACTACATTTGTTACTGGGTCAGCTCCTCGAACATTAGTTACACCTGGATATGTTTTAAGCAAAATTTTATCTACTGATTGAATATTAGCTACAGGGTAATTATCCCAAAATGCTTCAGCTACAGGAGTTGCATTTTCTTCAGCTTCTTTAAGAGCATCAAAAGAATCTTTTGCTGCTTGCCACTTAATTTCTGCAGCTTCTGCCCAATTAGGTAGTTCATCTATCTCAGTATTTACTCCTTGACCTTGGTATTCAATATGCCCTTTGATTCCATCCCATTGCAACGCCCATACATTTGCTGGAATACTGCAAGTCGATAGGTCTAAACCAACATATCCTACTTCATTTTTAGCAACAGAATTATCGGCTACTATAATTGACAGTTTCATTTCTTATCTCCTAATAAATTTTGTTTTGCGCTTTCAGCTAATACTTTAATGCTATTTTCATTAGCTTTTACCATTTCATTTCTAAATGATTCGACTGCTGCTCCAGTTTCTCTTTGAGTACCTGAGTTTTCTATCTGTAACAAAGGCATCCAAGCTATAGAACAATTATATTCATCTACTTGGTTGCCAGTATTTTTATCAATTCCTTGTATTTTAACAAACCAAGAACATTCTAAACCTATACATTTTTTCTTTAGTAAAGGACAAAAAGTACCTTTTTCTAATTGCATTTAATCCCTTTCGACTATATTAGTCTGCAGTTGCTGTTATAACGTCTAAGTATTTTACAGCTAAATCAATTGCAGTTCCAGTAAATGTTGCAGTACCAGAACTAAATGAGAATGAGTGGTCGTGAGAACCGCCTCCACCTGTAGACCCTGAAGTAGCGCTTGATGTACTCACACCGGCTGGAGAACCAAATTTAGCTCCACCAAAAGCACCAGCAAAATTAGTTTTATCGTAAGTGTGAGTGTGGCTCGGTATCTGCGCTGTGCTCAACGTTGTAGCACTTGTACTACCAGAAATTCCTGTAACCGCTACTGAACCTGCTACTGCCTGTGAGGTAAAAGCCGAGGTAAAATCTACTGTACCTGCAGTGCCTCCTCCTGTTCCAGTTACAATTCTCATTGCATGTTGATTGTAATTTGTTGTGTCTTTTGTCCATCCAGTTGGAGCTGCGTTTTGAGCAAATATCATTCGTGTACCTGAATCAAAACCCGCTGACGCAGCAGAAGTCCAGTCCGTACCATTGGATGTTAAAACATTTCCTGTTGTGCCTGGAGACACTGATGTTATAGCTCCTGTGCCTTCCCCGATTAATACTGCATTCGCTGTGTGAGTCGCTGCTCCTGTACCACCTTGAGCTACGGTTAACGCTGTAGTTAACCCAGTAAGAGAGGTAATGTCAGAGTTTGCTCCAGACTTTGCTGTTCCTAAAGCTGTACGTGCTGCGCCAGCAGTTGTAGCACCTGTACCACCAGAAGTAACAGCCAAAGCTGAACCTAAAGATAGTGTAGATAAATAGCTAGTCGCATCTACTACGTTAGTACCAGTAT